AAATATCTGGGATCACCGCCCCGTTTGCCGAAAATTTTAGAACAACAGGTCTGACACTTTAGCACGTTAAAGTGTTAAACTTCACCGCGTTAAAGTGGTAACGTGTGAAAGTGTGAACAAATTATGTAACGAATATTAACAAACTATGAACTAAATAATATCAAGAAATCTTCTGATAAGAGGTTAAATAATATCATTGTATATCTTCTGAGATTTGCTATAATATAATCAGAAAGATAAAGAAAACAAAATAAAGAAAAGGAGATAGCAAATATGAGAAAATCAAAAAATTATTATAAGTTTATGGAGTACATGGCATTTGGAATCAGTGGTTGGCATGAGGACGCGGTTATGGTAGACAATGGAGTAATTGAATGTGTAGCATATCCAAAAGTTGCACATATCGAAGATTATTCAAAATTATATAAATGTAACTATGACAAAATGACAATGGATAGTGATAACACATGGTTAACAATTAAATGTGTTCTGGTAAATGAAGAAGTGATTAACGTTTATTATGTTACAAATGAATGTAACTTATATATTGGACAATTGATATTAGACGATTACAGAACACAAAAACAAGCGTTAGATGCAATTCATAAGAAAGTTGTTTGTTTCTTCTTAAATAGCCGTGAATTTTGTGAGTTACATCCAACAGAAGAAGAAATTAACGAATATGAAGAAATCTTAGAAACAGGCGAAGAAGCAACAGAAGATTATAACGAATATGAAGAAATTTTAGACAGTACAGAAACAGAAACAGGCGAAGAAACCACCAACACAACAGGCGAAGGAAAAAACAATGAACTTAAGGGACACCTTTACATCGACACCGATAGCGTAATAATCGCCCCATTACCAGAAAAGAAAGTTTCTGAGTCCTACCGCAAACACCTACACGCAATCATGAATCCCGAATGGCATCACGTTAGCCTTGCAACCCTTGCAAATATCGACTTTGACATGTTAGATAAAAAGAGACAGGTATATCTTAAAGCGCACCGCGAACTAAAGCGAACGCTAGCAGACTTAAGTAAATGTAAAACAGGGCATACGTACGAAGCTAGAGCACGTAAATTCATGCGTGATATGATATCGCAATATTATGATAATGAAATATCTTATGCAATGCGCAAATACTTAGATTTGCAATTATCAATGTCAAATGTTGTCAATGGTGTATGGAGTTCATACGTTGAACCCGCAACAGGTTTACATGAATCACGTAGATACAGTAGACCAACGTTAACATACTAAACTAATATCATAGCTGTCATAACGGCTTGACGGTGAGAAATGGAGTAAATATGAATCTTTATGGAATTTATAAGCGCAACACAATCGACAACGTACCAGAAATGAACGCATTATTGGATGATACCCGTGACTATTGTCACAGACGCGGTTTGCACTATGTCACATGTGCAGACGTTCCAGGCTATATGAATGAAGGTTGCTCAACCGTACACGCATATAATGGAAAGTATGGAAAAGGCGTAGTTCGCACAAGACCATGTTTTTATAAGGGCAGACGTTCAACCAATTATATGACAATCGAATACTGGGTGTCTCGTGACGATATACACAAGAGATTAACAGGAGAAAGTGAGGTATTAGCATGTCAGAATTAAGAGAATATCAAATAGAATATTATGACGTTGCAAACGACACAAACGACTATATGACAATTTTTGCATATAGTGTACATCAGGCAAGAAAGATATTCTATATGACAACAACAGGGAAATATATTGCATATGTTGAGAGTATTAACAGAAAGTGAGGATTGACCATGGATGCATTAACCACAAAACAGAAATACCAGATGTATGATGAAATCGGAGAATTAGTTCTCAAATATGGCAAGGACAAAACAACAAAACGAATGATTGCATCATTTTTTCAAGAAGTCCAAAAGGTTGAAACTTCAAAAGAGCTTATAAGCATGTCATTTGTCGTAACATCCCTTAGATATCTTCTGGAAATCACATTCCCAACCAAATAACAAAAAATACAGCCACCAAATGGTGGCTGTATTTATTAAGGTCCGAACTTCACGCCATAGCCGTATATATAAATGTCTTTCGCAATAAGCGGATCATTATTGAAATTATATGTCACATTGGTGCTATGAATATTGCTCAATGTAATAGTCTTAGCAGGTGTGGTATCAATAACACAATCTCCAAAAGGTAAAAAAATGTGAGTACCAAATGTACCATCTGTTTTATAAGCCTTGAATGTGAACCCCAGAGGAATAACAATATCATTATCTTCTTTTCCAATTGAAATATTGCCAACGTTTCCACGCCAATAATGGTCATCTAGATTGTAAACTACGCTCACGGTGGGGCGATCGTCAATGTATTCACTAGCATATCGTACAATCTTTGTTTTCTGTAATGATGATATATCAAGCTCAACACTCTTTCCCCAACTATCCACATACTCGAACGCATTTACAACATCGTCCCTCAGCTTTCTAACACCTCTCCAGAACGCAAGATTAGAAAACCGTTCCGGTAAATTCTTCATTGGTTCAAGATACTTTAATAAATCCATAAAAACACCTCTCTTTCATATTAACCATTCTCAGCGATACAATAAATATATAAATCCCAGGCTGTTGCAATTGATACATCTTCCGCATTTGGAACAGCGGCAAGAGTAAGGCTTTGTGGAATAATGGCAAGCTTTGCGGCTGTTCCTGTTTTTGGAATCTGTAAACGCACATCGGCTTGTACAGCAAAACTTGTATATGCCCACTTATTATCAATTTTAACAATGATACTGTCTTTAGTTAAAAAAGGAATGTAACTTGTCATAAGCTTAACTTCATCCATCGTGTATCCAAACTCTTGTGTTAATGTAAGGTTGAAAAAACCATTAGCGGGGTATAAAGCATCAGCCTTGAAATTTGGTGCAACGGCATTTATTTGTTCAATGCTTGGCTTAGAAGTCCAGACGCTTTTTCGTACCGCGATGAATGGTAACTTAACAAGAGCAACAGGTTGTCCTAAATAGCCTATTTGAATAGTTCGTTTCGGTTTTGTCACTGTGTCATGCCATTTTAAATTGTTGGATAATGCCCAGTTTGATTTACTGTCACCGCTTGCGAAGTCAATAACATTTGTGCAAAACCAGTCCCACCATGCACCCCAAACGGTCGCCCAGACTGAATCATTGTCGGTTAAATCAAGAATTGTCTGAGGTGGAATGATGTTAAGATTCTTCAACAAATCTTCCAACTTTTTCACCCTAACTTCTAACGCTGTCATGTCAGCTTGAATCTGAGTAATGGAGTTTTCAATATTGGAAATTGATTGTTTAATATCTGTAATTTCATTTTCGACATTTGAAATTCTATTCTCTACATTATCTAAACGTTGCTCAATATTTGAAATGTCATTTTTGATATTAGTTAATTCGTTTTGGATGGACTCTAACTCATTTTCGATATTCGTTACTCTAGTATCAAGTGACTCATACTTCGCATACAAATCTTTTAATGATTCTTCTACACTTTTTGCCCACACATTAAATTCATTGTTAAATTCATTCAAAGCGTCAATAACGTCATTCAATTTCGCCCACAAAGCACATACCTTTTGTAGAAGTGACAAACAATCATCAAAAAGCAAAGGAATTGTAAATTGATGATGCCAACAAAAGCCCAAATGCTCTTTGTCGGGCGGATTGATAATAGGTATATTCGCCATAGTTACACCTCACTTTCATAATTCTACTCACATTATAGCACAAGTTCCGCTTTCGTCAATCACCTAAAAAGCCCCAAAAAATTATGTTTCAGTTTATCGCAAATTTCCGTCTCAAAATCCCACACGGCACTTGTATAAGTCTGTGCATTAGACGCGGCTGTTCCACTTGACCCCGTGTGAGTTGTGCTATCATCCACATGATTTTTTGATACATTTGTCAGAAAATCGTCATCGAGCAAATCCGTTTGCCCTTGCGGTGTATCAAGAAACTTGTGCCAATCATCGGAAGTATGAACGTTTTTGCTGTTGTCCGTTTCAAACATATTCTTTGCGTTATACGCTTCAAACCGTGCCTTAAGCTTGATATTCAGTTCGGGCATAATTCGCGCCATATCACCTCTCATGTGCTCTCGGAAAAGAAAGTCTGTCTCATAACCAATTTCCCACTCCAGAAAATGACGAATGATCATATCGTTAATAGGCTTTCTAAAATCCTCACTGAAAAGCGGATAATCGTCAAGCCCAAAAGCCGCAAAATCATAATTATCAAACAAGCTTTTGTTCGATTTCCTGTCATTTCCAATTTGCGAATTTTGCAAAATATCATAGACATGGAGCGTATAAGCCGCCCCCACATCATACCAATACTTATCATTATCCAAAAAATTAGTATCAATTATTGGAATTGTCATTATCCTCACCCTCACTTTCTTGAGCTTCTAAACCGCTGTTCTTAACTTCCTTCACTGTCTCTCTATTGGTGTCCATAATTGAAAATTGGTCTAGCAGTCCAACATCACCAATATTTGAGTCATTAAACGTAGCCTTAACATTTAAGCCAAATTTTTTGTTGCATTGGTCACAGAAATTCTGTCGCGCCTGTTCATAAGAGTTTCGCAAAACCATAAGTGTCGGAGCGTCTTGCATAACCTCAAGGCTTGAAACTTGTGCAACTTTCGACTGTGTTCGCCCATTAACACCCAACATAAACATAAAATCCGACATAAGCATAGATTTAAGCTGTTCCACATTTCCCGCAACAAATGGCGCGGGTGTCTGATATACAATTTGACGTATATCGTCATACTGACTTTTAAGCGGTGACATATCTCTTGTATAGACAACAGGTTTATGACCCGCAATTTGCTCATAGAGATTGGCAAACGTTAGCTCCTGTCCATCTGGTGCATTTAAGATTGCGGGTGTGTTCTGTGCTTTTAAATTCACGTTTATGCACCTGTCGCATTCGTAAAGCAACGCGGCATAGTGTCGACATAAACCGTTAATGGAAACAACGTCATAGTCTGTGTACGGTGACAAGCTAGCCGTCAATGTAGCAACTTCGCTCAAGTCTTTACTAACCGTATTCACGAACGTCTTACATTGATACTTTGTTGCACCGCCATACCACGTCTTAGTACTTGATGTTGTGCAATCTCCGACAACATAAAATCCATCTTCTTTCCAGAGTCCCCCTAACTTACCAAGTACAAAATTTTCATTGAGAATGTTATTTGCATGTCGGTAAACGTCATCGTCATCAAATGGCAACCCCTCAAAAGTCCAAGCGTCAACAGCAATCCTACGCAAAAAAGTATAATACAGACCGATAGTTAAAAGGTTTTCTGTCTGTGTATTCTGATTTTTGGTATTTCTTTTCAAATTTCAACACCTCACTTTCTAAATTATACACGGAAATTGGCACATTTATCATTCACCCTCGCCCTCACCCCTCACCCCTCAGCCCTCAGCCTTCCACCCTCATTTTACCATATTGACCGTCATTGTCAATTACCAATTTTCAGTGGCAAAACATTCGCAAAGTATTTTAAAGACCAATACGGACAAAACATGCTTCTAGCATCTATCCCCCCGATTGGTGGAGGCGGTGTTGTTGGTTGCACAACCTCAGTCGTGCCGCTACCTGTTGCGCTTCCAGCATTTCCACCAGCTGGATTGACGGGGGCTTTTGAGTCTGAGTCTGAAATTGTACCTTCGCCAATTTGAATAACGCCTGTTTGGGCTTGCATGTCGGCGAATACGCGGTTGTACTGTGTAGTTGTCCAACGATTGCCGTCATTCGCGCCCGTTTTAGCGTTTTGACGTGCCATGACTAATTTTATCCAATCACTTTCTGTCTCTTTTCCTGTTGTGCCCGTGAAGATATCTTTTACAGCGTCCCAGTATCCACTATCACGAATTGCAATACTTGCGGCAGTTCCCACGGCATACGCTCCAACGTTTGAAACGTCATAGCCTAAATGTTTTTGTATCTCACTTCTAATCAAACTATAATAGTTATTAAACATCGCCCAGTTTTGCATTTTTGAAAATTCTGCTAAGTGGTTGGTTGTGTAGTCCATGAATAATTGTTTCAGTCCGCTATTGCTAACAAGTTGCTCATTACCTACACCCAAATCAATGTATGGTTGAAAACCACTAAAAAGAGTAGGATAGTGCTGTATACAAAATTGCATAAAAGGCACTAGTCCATAACGATAATCAAATTGATATCGCCCGTATGCTCTACCCTTATCTCCGTTTATATACCAACCACTAGTGTCAGAATATTCTTTACCAGACTCAAAAACTTGCCAATTTATCCACATTCGCGCACCAACTTGCTCATCGTCTTTCTTTTCTTCTGGAACTGGTTGTGTTGACTCTGAGTTTTGCACAACTATAGCGGTGTGTCCAGGCATGTGTAAAATGTCACCGACTTGCAAGTTGTCGCCTGTTGTTAAGTATTTACTGTCATACAATATATCAAATAGCTCTGTATTTTTAAGCTGTTCTAGTTCGTTGTATGTATTCATACTTGTACTTACTAGAATATTGAGACAATTTAATATACATGCAACTAAAGCAGAGCAGTCAGTTGCACACGGTACTCTAACGTCTTTAGGTTTCCACCCGACTTTTCGACACTCATTTGTAAAAGTCTCCCGTCTATGTTGGTTATATCCAACATTTTGATTATCACATGATTCTATCATAAGCGTAGCAATCGCACGGGCAACGTCTGGACGGTTGCGAATACGTGCAATCCAGTCCCAGCGCCTACCGTCTCCAGTTTGCGGAAACCAACCTGTTACGCGGACTTCAAGTCCGTTTTGATCTCCGTCTCTGCCACCCCATAAATTGCCGTTTTCATCTTTAGACGCTTCTCCAATATATGTCGCCATTTAACCGCCCTCACTTTCTGGAAAATGATTTTCTAATATTTTGTCCGTGTGTTTATAATTTTCGATTCCATGCCAAAACCAGACACCGCTATCAAGGCGGTTTGACATGTATGCAATTGCGTTTTGTGGTGCGTTTTCCGCTGTGATGATAGCGCCGCTTGTGTGAACATAGTTAACAATTGGCAGAGAATCAATTATAATGTCGGCAAGACTACCATTATAGTTGTAGCCGTACATACAGAAGTAGTTGTTAAATTTTTTAATATCTTGCAAAGACGGATAATACCATGCAACAGAAATCATGGGGAAAAGAGCATTATACATTGCAATCGTACCTGTTGGGTTGCCAATAGTGAGGTCAGATTCTTCAAATTTTGCACCGAGATTTTCCGCGAAAGTCTCAGCGGCTTGAAGCTCACCTTTAATGTCAAGTGAAAAGAGATTTCCAATTGAAGCAACTCCAAAATTGCCAAAATCGCGCATAACACCGCTGTTGTTTAGCTGTGTAGTCGAAAGTTGAACACTATCCCATGTACTACTTGCAAGCGAGTAGTCGCCATTAGTTCCGTTTCCGTACTGCTCTGGTGTTATAACAATACCGCCTAATTGTGACTGGTTAGCCGCCCACTTGAACTTAAACTTTTTGGCTAACAGCGCGGACTCATCAAAATAACGAAAATCATACTCTTTAGCACTTCCACCGCAATTGACTGTTAACTTGTTAAATTGTGGGGAAGTGTAAAGCTTATTCCACAAAGGTTTTTCAACAAACGATTGCACCAACTCAACCTCTCCTGTTCTATTGTCAACCTTATCAAGATTTTCGCCGCTTATGTCAGTGGCAAAAAACTTTGGCACGTGATATGCTCCAATTATGTCTTCCTGTCTACCACACTTTGCATAGCGTTTAACTACTTCTAACGCTTGTGCTCTTGACAGCTTACTTGTGTTACTTTGGACTATACCGCCACATTCGCAAGGATTTACACTAACCAACGAGAAGAAATTGCTGATTTGTCCATAGTCGCCCATGGCAAAATTTGCGATTGCCGCGTAGAAATCACTTGAACGATTTTCATAGGTGTCCGTATTGTTTGCGGTCATGAGATAAACTGAATCGTCATCATCTTTTGAAAAGCCGTATTCGGTTCGTGCAATTTCCCACCTATCGACTTGAGTGGGTTCAGGATAGAAGTTTGCAAATAGTCCGTCACTTGCGGGGTGTTGTCTCATGACTGGTGATGGATGGAATGTGAATTTGTCGATGTAGGTTGCCCAATAATCGACAGATGTATTTACATATGTCAATTTATTGTTTACGTACTGATAATCAATGATATATGCAAATTCAAGTCTTGATTCATTTTGATATGCCATGTAGTTATAGCGTTTAATTTCATCTGCTCTAACAGGACAACGAAACGTCTGCCCCTGTCTTTCCCACGTTACATTATCGTAGCGTTTATATGGAAGAACGCTGAGAAGTTCTTTTAAAAACCCCTCAGCGTTTCTTTCTGTTGGGATTAACAAATGCTTACCGCTGTCGTCAAATGGCGAATCAAACAAGTATACAGTTGTCATAAAATCCCCCCTTTATTTATGCCTGTTTACAAATTGCAACAGCATTTCCCCACGGTCTAATGCCGTATGTCTGCCAAACGTTCAAGTACTGATTCTGATACATTCCCGCGGCATTGTAGAAGTCACCGCTTGTACTCAGATTGTCGCGGTACTCGAAAGTATTAACATCCGCTAATACGGCTAAAATATTCTGATCGTCTGTAATGGTTTTCCAGTACTTTGTCGCAGGATCAATTGCAGATTCAAAATCTAAGTAGCTGAAGTCTGGGAAAGGTGTCACACGTCCAACCAAGTCAGCTTTGCTCATGTTGAAAGCACCCGCGAGTGTTTCAACATTGCAATTTACTAAAACGTCGCTTCTTATAAACAAATATAAACTGTCAGATGGTGTCCATGTGATAGCAGGTGTCGCGTCTGCAATTCCCTGTGCTATTGCATATGCCTGATAGTTGTTGAATTTACTTGAAGCATGTGTGATATCAAGTGCAATTTTCTGAATGGTCTTGATAAAGCCGACAGATGAAGCGGCAGGGTCAGCCTCATCCCATGGAATTTCCTTCTTAACTACTACGTTCTTTTTAACGGAAGTCTGAATCAACTTCTTGATAAGGTTTTCTTCTTCAATCTCGTTCCCACTGAAAAGACTTGTCACCATGCCCGTTACCATACTGTCAAGCTGCTCCCATGACGTGAAAGCACCTTCCATCAGTTCACGTGGAATAGTGACTGGGAACTGCCTTCTTCTGTTCTGTCGGAAGTAGCAAGTTTTAACGTCTGGTTTGGTGACATTTAAAAGTGTCGCTCCGAGTGAAATGTCATAGTCGCGCCCCATGGCAGGATTGACATAGTTCATTTCCATATCAGTTCCAAGTGGAAAACCTTCTTTTTTCAGCATTGCATACTGATTGGTATACATCTTAGATTCCACGGACTGAATGACAATCTTGTTTACAACATAGTGAAGAAACTCATTCATAAATGGTGCATACTTTACAATTGGTGTCATGGCGTGACTAATAGAAGTCGCCACGGTAACTTCGCCTGTTGCCCTCATGTATTCGTTTGAGGAATTCTTTCTAGCATCGTTAAAAAGATTTACTCCGCGCTGTGCGCTTGACAGCGGTGTTGTTGTTTTTGCCATACTTTTATACCTCACTTTCTATATTAGCTATAATAGCTTAAAATATCATCGGTTGTGACTTCCTCTTTTTCTTCTTCCTCATCTTCTTTAAGTTTTGTGGACGGAGAAATTGTAGTTGTGACACGGTTGAACAGCTCTAAGTTTTGTTTACTAAGTCTGTCGTTTTCCGTTTTGAGTGTTGCGTTTTCTGTTACAATTGCCTTTTCCGCTTCATTTGAAGCTTTTGCCATGTCTAGCACATCTACAACGATTCTTCGCATTTCATCAACCGTCATGCCGTCTGGAATGTTTAAAGTAGTTACCATCTTTTCAATATCAATCATGCTTTCGCCCCCTCATAGTTAATATTGGCAAAATGAAAACTGTGTTCCCACTCATATTCTGCAATTCTGCCTAACTCAATTGTATGCCCCTCTTTTGGCATGTGCAAAAAGAAACCATAGCCAATGTCAATCCCAACATGTCTACCTTTACCGCCAAAAGATGAATACAATCCGTTTCCTTCTGTTCCTAAAAACGGTGTGGTCTTTTCTGCTCCGTCATGATAGTGTCCGGTGCTGTAATTTTGTACACCTACGACAGCGGACACGAAGCCGCTACAATCATATCCAATTTTGCCACGCGAGAATGCTTTATAAGCGGCTAACTCTTGCGTTGTATACTTTGAAAAATAGGCGGGTTCGAGACTGATAAGTGTGTTCATCACTTCATCGGTTAGGACTTGCCCTTTTGCACCGTAAAAATATGCATATTCATCACGGTGATAAAACATAAATAGCGCTTTTTTAATAACCTCATAATATGTCATGCTTTCACCTCATCTTCCAATTTTGTTTTAATCTCTGATATCATTTCCCTCAGTGAGTTAATAGCATTTGTCAACTCTTTTGTTTCCTCTTTATGAACGTCTGTCTGGTACTTGATATAGTAACACAAGATTAACGTCATACAGATCGGAAAGCCTACACTTGTAATTATCTGTGTAACTGCACTTGCATCCATCACAACACCTCACTTTCTAAAAAGGTGGGCGTGTCTCCACGCCCGTGCTGACAGTTTGCACAACTACCCCGTTCTTCGCGGTCTGTCTGGTAGTCCCTAACTATAGTTTAACATATATTTAATTTCTGTCAATAAGTACACGTTTGATTAAGTCATTAAATTTTTCGCTTGCCTGTTTTGAGCTTGCACATATTTGGGAAGTGCGTTTATAGTATAACATCCACTCTATCAATTTTCGAGTTGTCGGTAAATATAGCTCATTTGTAAGAATATTGTTTTTTGATTTGTATTTACCATCTACAATTACCATAGGACAACGTTGTTTTTCTGGAAAAATAACTGTTATTCCAAAGTCTGCTATATATACACGGTTGGTTTTTACTGTTAGTTCCGCGTACCACTTCCATGATAAGTGATTATAAATATTAGGATAGACTTCCTCTTGCCAAGCTCCGTTTATAGTCATGTCATTTGTTTGGGACTCATAAACAGCTAGGTGTTTTGACACGTGTGCTTTTTTTGGCGGTTCGGTATACAGAACACAAATTTTCAATGCATCGCCATCCTCAAGTTTGCGATTGAAAATATAAACTTTTCCCTGTTCTAGTTTACGTGCATCAATGTTATAATAATCAAATAAGGGGCTTTTGGGGTTGATACTATTTGCACATGCTACAATTTTAACATCTTTTCTTCTTCTAACTATAGTTGAAAGCTGTTGACTATAACCTTTCAAAAATTCATTTCTGGAAAGTGGTATAATTGTAGTAGTGTCAACATCTTCTATAAATTCATCTAAAAATATAGTTTTAACGCTATCGTATCCATTACCTTTGTATTTCATCCATGACGCTATTGAAGAACTATAGCCACATGGTGAGTACACCCATTTATTATTACGCCCTAATTCTTGTTTGCGGTAAACACCACTATAATAATTTAAGTTCGCTTCTTCTTTCCATAGTGTTTTTTCAACATACGGCTTGATGTTGGCGACTGCCCCCCACGCTCTACCGCGAATTAAATAATCTTCGCGTGTGCGCATGTATACAAATTGTGCACCAGTCGCGTTATAGTCGTCAAACAATCCCTTAAAAACAGAGTATGTTTTACCAGCTGAGCGTTCACCAAAAACAATGTAAACATCAGCGTTTAAAGTATACAATGATGGAATGTTTATATAGGTTTCGTCACCTACTGTTATATAAAGATTTTCAATTTCCATGTTATTCTCCTATCTTTTCTAATATTATTGGTGATAAATGTTTGGTTTTTACCGTAAACTTTTCTAAACGTTTACTTATATCTACATCTGTATTTTCTTTCTTGCCGTCTTTTGTTATTATAGTCGGCTTGATGCTATACACGTCTATTCCAATCAAAGCGCCATATTCGGGCGATATTGTCAGCGTATATGTAGTATCTTCTATCCATGTGCCGCCATTGTCGTAAGTTTCGATTGCGTTTGTAGTTGGGTGGGATATCGTACGCCCAGATACATCTTTATCAAAAGTTGTAAAAATTTCAAAATCTTCGATTGATGAAAGATAATTTACAGCTTTCTTTGAGAGTCCCGACACAGTCATATACAATTTGTTATCAGTATCTTGATATATATATTTCTTCGCGCCAAAAGTCTTAAATTTCAACCATGCACCTGTTTTTTCAGTTTCCCAGTCAAAAATTCCTAAGTCTGGTAGTTTATAATCTAAACCATAGCGTTTTATTGCTAAGTCTATTTTATATTTTGCATAGTCATTATACCCGTTTATTACGTCTATACATTCTTCTCGATTGATAACTTTTGCACTGTCTGTGTCACAGTAGAGCACGTTTCTATCAATCTTCGACACTATATCATGCATTAAATGATAACGTGTCCACGCGGGAATGAAAACACCAATTTGATAAGGTAAGAAACTTCTAAAAGATTTGTAAAATTTTTCAAGCTGTGCGGAAATTTCCTCTTTGTTTGTGATAGCACAGTGGTCTAAAGTCCACTCCGTGCCGTCAAGTGTAACAACATCATGAATAGGGTCTTGAACAAACATACCATAAAAAGAATTTACGCGGTTTTTTGCTTTTGCGTAGTTTAATTCTTCGCCTTTTACATGTTTTAAACTTTGTTTGTTGTTGTAATACTTTAACATGGTACAAACAATTCCAGATGGTAAATAGTCAGCTCTACAATAGTAACATTCATCTACTCGAATTGCATCAATCTTGTACATTCGCAAAATGATAGCAAGATCGAGGCTAGTACATGTTGTTTTAATCATATCTGCCTTAAAAATTCTACCATTGTCCAAAACACTATCACTTGATACTTCGCAATGTGATGATGAAAGATAAGTCATTGTACCTCTTGCGCGAACGTTCTTTGCTGTGATTGTACAAATAAATAGGTAATTGTCTGTGTTAAGTAAACGTTTTAAGTCATAAATATTCGCATTTGGTAAACGTTTAAGCGGTGCGACTGGAAATTTCTCTGTTGCGATTGCGAACGGGTACGCACTACCAAAATCGTAGCTATCCACATTTTCCATTATTTGCCCCGCGTACATATAGTTAGCGTGAGTGTAGCCGCCCATAAAAGCTTTCCGACATATTACATACCTATCATAGTCAAGTGAGGTGTTGCGAAACATCTTCATCCACTTTGCATCTTTTTTCATAATGGCGCGAAGTTCGTCACGCAAGAAACCAGTATTTGTATATGGAAATTCATAAAACGGTTTATTTTCCTGTTCTTCCAGTTGGTGAATTTTCGCTACCATAATTTCAACGTCTCGATATGTGTAACGTTCCTTATCTTGCGGCAACTTCTCCCCTGGTTTTACGATATCTTTGTAGTTCATTTCAAGCTTTTCAAGTCCTACGTCTTTACCGCAAGCCGCCAAACCTTTATTCGTGAGCTTGTAACTACAGCGAAACTCCAAAACATCGTCTATGATAAGATATAACGGTTCGTGAGTGTCCATGTAAAAGCCGCCTGTCATGGTATGCCCTTCAAGATTTCTAATGATGGCTTCCATTTCATAGGACAAGTTATGTACATATATGATTAAGCGGTTTTCGCCTTGAGTTGCAATTTCTCTGTATTGATTATGAAAGTAGTCGTATAGATTTGACCATGATGTGCATGTATTATAGTTATAGTCGCTATCCATCACTGACCAATGCCATGTGTAGATTATGTCACAATCTTCTGCTATGTGTTCGTGTGTCGTTTCAATGTCAAAACAAAGAAACTTTTTACAATATGAAATTTTTTCTTTTCGTTTTGCCATTGTTTGCACCTCTCTTAAATGTCGTCAAAATCCTCTTTCAAGTCTAACCATTGTCCAGATGAACCTTCACGTTGAACGTCTAAAAACCACTTATCAAGATCAACTTTCTCAAACTCAAATGGTCCCCATTGACCCGTCTCATATGACCATTTAGCATTGCTTAGTAACGTTTCACTATCGTACTGCTCACCCTCATGTGCTGATTGCCACATGCCCATGTATACAACCATTGCTTGCCATTGGTCAAATGTCAAATCTTTGAGTTTTGGGTGGTTCTCTTTTAACTTGTTGAATGCTGTGTGTTGTAATTTTACATAGCCGCTATAAGTTGACTGTTTAGCATTTAAAATGTCGATTGCCGTTCTAACTTTCTTGTAAAGAGCTTGCGTTGACAACCCTTGATATTTTATGTCGAATCCTTTATATCTGTCATATACTGGGTTGATTTGTCCAGTGTACTTTTTGCCGCGTTCACTGAAATATGTGCTTAATGTTTTTAATCTGGTTTGTGCTCTTTTACCTAAAGTTCTTAGAAGTAACAGAAGCTCTTGTTTTGTGTAGTGCTGTTTAAGTAGCGTGTACTTATCGTTAGATACTTCATATAATACACCTTTTGCGCGTTGGACTTCACCAACACGCTCTTTTTGCTTACTTGCCATAAATTTCTACCTCTCTCTCTGTAAAAGGCTCAATGTAGCCACTTGCGATTGCGTTTTGTATCATTTCATCTGCCGACATGTGATACAGTGGTGCGTATAATTCAAGCGATTCTTTAACTTCTCTGTAATACTTCAGTCGCAAAACAGGTGTTTTGATATCGTCTAATGCTCTCAATACAATAGCGTGTTGAAGTTCTAATAATTGGCTTTCTAAATACATATTCAATACCTCACTTTCATTTTTGTTCTTTCAGTTTAACATATAAATATGAACAAATATGAGATATTTTGTTAACAAATTGTTAACATTGTGAAATTATAAAAGGGACTGTTTACAGTCCCCTTATTGATGTAAAATGAACAAACTTGATTAGCTTCCGTTCTATTATTTGGAGTCAACCGCACTGTTGACCGTTTGCTGCATTTTAAAAGCTTCTTACCATAATTTTAAAGAATGTCTGTCCAGAGTTTCTTGAAATACCTGTTGTACATTCAATGATAAAATCATGCCCATCTGCAATAGCATCCGTTAACAAATCGGAAATCTTATCAATTTCACGTGTAACACCTGTTGCGTAAATGCCAAAACCTTCTTCAGTTTCCATACAGAGATAATAGGTGATCTTCCCTGTCACATCGTCAGTACCAACTACGATTCCTAAAAGCTTGCCAGATGGTTTAGCGTCCTTCGCAAGTGCGGTTGTACCATTGATTTTTACAAGCTTTACACATTTTTCGTCTCCAGATACCAGTTTAAAATTCTTCATAATTTAAATCTCCTTTTTTGTGTTATTGTTTGTTTGAAATGTAATATCAGCCGTTTATATTATAATGTATTGTGTTGTGGTCTACGGTGGTAAACCAGATACATATACATCATCTACGCAACTTGTAAAAGTTGCGGTAGTGTGTTTCATTGCCATTGTTAAAGGTAAAAGTGTAATACGTCTCTTTATCCGTTTCCACTTTTTGCAACGTCCCTCGAATCTGATTTGTATAGTACCCCTCACAGAGTAAAGTGGAATCAAGGTCGTAATAATTGAATTGTCCATCTGATAAAGTCTCCTTTATGGTGGTGCGCTTATCAACAAAGTTGATTCTTGTCGTTTCTGGAATGTTGATTTTTCTAATCGGTTTACTCATCGTCATCCTCACTTGTACCTAATTCAAAAATGGTAAAACGTACCGCTTCTTCAATTTCTTCAAGACCTAAAATGTCTATAAGATCTTCACCCTCATTATTGATTATTGCCAAACATTTTACCATCCCAACTCTAGCGTCTTTCCATTCGGGCTTTATTGTTGTAAAATCTCCATCACTGATGTGTGAAATGACAAAACGGTAAAAATTGTATAGTCCTATATATACCGCGTTAGCGGCAATTTTCTTCATCATCTTTTTAACATCTTCGCTTTCAACTTTCGACGCATTTTTCCCACTCTTGATATTTTTCTCAGCCAATAAGATTAACTCTCTCTCTTCATCAAATGTCATTGTTTCAATCCTCACTTTCTTTATTTGCGTTTGATGTTTGTTTCTTTCTTGTTACATCTATATAGTACCATGGTTTGATTTTTTGTCTAGTGATATTTTTTAATTTCATGTACGGATTTTATTGATCTTTTATAGTTCACAGTTTGTTAATATTCGTTACATAATTTGTTCACACTTTCACACGTTACCACTTTAACGCGGTGAAGTTTAACACTTTAACGTGCTAAAGTGTCAGACCTGTTGTTCTAAAATTTTCGGCAAACGGGGCGGTGATCCCAGATATTT